CACCTTTAGCTACTACACCACACTCGAAGAACGCTTGACCTTCGTGGTAGAATACACCGCCAGTTTGGACATAACCTAAATCAGCCAATTTACCTAGTGTGTCATCAGCATTTACAGGGTCAGTCAAAGCAGCGATAGAAGAGGCCTCATTAGAGGCTACTACGTAGAACTTCTTGATGGCTTCTACTTGAGCAGCCATTTCTAGTTCCCAGCCTTGGTTACGAATACCAGTAGTTACAAAATAGAACTGATCGTTCTCATCACGAATAGCTTGCAAGCAATCTGTGGCAGACTCTGTAGCTGTATTTACGTAAACTAGGCGGTCGATGTTACTAACTGAGAAGTCATCTGTGCCTGATTTAGCTAGAGAGAAGCTACCAGTATTGTCTGTAATGGTTACGCCAGTGACAGAGCCTAGTGCAGTTACAAGAGCAGTAGCTACATCAGCAGGGGTCTCAGAGCCTGTAGTGGTGGTAAAGGTAGCATCTACTTTAACACTGTCAGTACCAGTAACAGATATAGAGTAGATTTGACCAATGGCTGTTACAGCTTCTGGGGTGTACTCAGTCTCATCAACTTCTCGACGACCAAGCATAATAAAATCGGGGGCTGGTTGTTGGGCAAACATAGCAGCAGCGCCTGTAGCTGCGTCTGAGTCTGCTGGAACATCACCGAGGACACCCTCTAAGTTGTTGTAAACACGAACACGCTCAGGGAACCAAGTGTGAGCAGTGATAAATAAGGGAGTGCCGAAACCTTGCTGACTAACTGCCTGAGTAGCAAGAGTAATATCGACATTCACGATTTCTGAATACGCCATTTATTATTCCTAATTATGGGGTTGGTTTAGAAACATCAATGGTGAATTGAAGTGGGTCAGGATCGTCCTCACCTACAGCTAACTCCCCGTCAAGATGTACATTTTCGATAACACATTCTTCAGAATCATCTACGAATGTGTCTGTAATATTCATAACCAGAGTGAAGGAAGCAGACTCAACATACTTATCTGCTAGAAGTTCTGGTAAACTTTGGATTGGGTTGGTGTTAACAATGTTTCCACCTGTATCTGTGGTGAACTCATCTAACACGCGGTTTAGTCTGAAATAACCCTCAAGCTTATTAGCAATACTTATTGAATCACCTCCATAAACTCGAAACTGAAACAAAACTTCGTAATTAGTTTCATAGGTAAGGAAGTCATTTTCATTTGCGTAGGAGTTATACAACCAACCGTTCTCTTGTTGGGTTGATAGAGTATCAACTACAACATAAGGGTAATCTGGTTTAGGAGTATCTGGCCTAGCAATGATAACTGCTGGATATGTACCAGCAATAAACGATAGGTCTGTGCCGACAGCATCTCTGACAATAGAAACAAATTTACTTCTTATATTTTCAAAATCAATTGCCATACTACAAACCCGTTGTTAAATCTTTTCTGATAAAAACAACTTTGTAGTTGTCTGTCCTCAAACCAAACCCTGTCCAATTACTTGAGTCAAAAGCTTCATACTCAATACCTTCAATAACCGTGGTATCAGCAATTACTTTGTCATACTGACTAGAGGTTCTAATTGGGTTTGAAGGGTCTGTATAGACAAACCTAGCGTCTTCTGCTGTAATACCGTCAGGTAGTTTTAACTCCCTGTCACCTAGCCTAAAAGGCTGTATGGAGCACTTTATATCGAAGGTAGTAGATGATATACCTGAGTTATCATAACGCCCTGTAACGGGGTCATAGACAGCCTCAGAGTCTGTATATCGTGTGATTGTCAGGGCGTGTGTTCTGAGAAGTCTAGGGGTCATCTACCAGCCTCTTGTACGTTATTGGTGAGGGTATTTTTATGCGCTACCTTAGCTTGAAGATCCCCTGTATCTACCAGAGGGGTATCAGCCCCTTTGAGTCTGATCGTGTAAGGAGAGTTGGAAGGTATATCGGCAGAAGGGGAACCAAAGAAAGATTGTTCAAACTTAGCTACGTGAAGACCTATATCCTCAAGGAGCTTTAATGTTGCATCTTTCTTTTGAATGTCTTTAGACCAGTTGTTTAGATACTTTCTAAAACTGTCAGTCTTAGTCTCTCTGGAGAGTTGGAAATTAACCACAGCAAGGACAGGTCTAGCAGGCCAATCTCCGTCTCCACCAGAAGCTTGAAGAGCCATTAGGTCTGGATAGCTATACCCAGAGTAGTGCATACCTTGAGAAGCAAAATGTCCAACTTCAACCTCCTGATTCTCAAGTTCTTCAATCTTTCTTTTTAGTACTTTTTCGAGACTGTTTCTTTTTGACTGGAGCTTTGCTTTTATCATCTTTAAGCTCCTTAATAGAGGTGTCGAATTCTGTTTCTTCGATTACAACACCATCTTTTGATTTAACTACTTTAAGAATACCCACTAATAGCAATCTCCCTCGTTGTAACAACCGAAGCTCTGTAAACCACTGTTCCAAGAGCCTTGCTGTATAGGGGAACCGTTTGTCTCTGGGTTGTTCCTAATAGAACATATCTCAGAGTTGGTAGTGCCACCAAACTTATGCAAAGATACGAACACAGCTTGTGAGGGGTCTCTAAGGAGGTCGTCATAGCGTCTACGGAAGTTATCATATAGCTGAGACCATTTTACCTCTACTTCGTCAGTACGTTCATCTACGTACTTAGAGACAGTAGCTAGGCAAGCTTCGATAGCTTTAATTACTGCTTCTCCAAAAGAGTCGCTTGTATCTAAGAAGTACTGATAAACAGCATCATCTAACAAGTAAGGCTCTTCTGCGTCACCTACAATAATCCGTAGCTTACAGATTTCGTCATTAGGGTCACATGATACTGTCATTTACTTTCCTACTTAAAATTAAGCTATACCAAATACACTAATACCAGCCGTGTTAGACACCGGTATTGCATTGCCAAAGTGAGTGCCACTTGGAATAATCTGGATTAATCCGCCATCATTCGTACCTGCGCTATCACGCTGTAACCAGTACTTAAGCTGCAAGCCAGCGGTAGACACTTCAACCAAGTGATTGGTGGCAAATATTGGGAGCGAAGTTTTGTTGTTATCAAGCTCAGCGTGAAACACACGACCAACTGGAAAATCATCCTCATCATTCGTGCCGCTTGTTGGGTTTACGGTTCCGTAAAGAATGAAAATAGACTCTCCAGCACCAGTCATACGACCAAATTGCAAACTTATGTCGATAAGGTAACGACCAACTTCATTGAAGGTTAGTGTGCCGTTTGCATCCAGAGTAACAGATGTTGGAGCTGGAGAGACTGAGTTAGCGCCAAATTCTATCTGCATAGGGACATCTCTGCCGCTAGGCTCTTGAGATGCTGCCGAAGACTGAGCGTTAACAAGCTCAACTGACTGCGCTTTAATTTCCGCCGCTTGCTCGGCTTCTAATTTTGCAGCTTCAATTCTCTGCCCTAAATCTGGCCCTGTTAAATCACCCATTATTAAATCCCTCTTGTCATTGGGTCGTAAAGGCCTGAGCTGTAAAGCCTGTCCTTGCCTTCTTGGAAGTCATACCTAGTGAATCCAGTAGGCAAATCACCCTCACAGCCGAGTGGAGCTGAAACTATATAGGTTGTAGCGTCCAGAGAGTGCCAAGCATTCTCAAACTTTTCAGCCATAAACATTTCTTTTTGGATTGGCTCAAACTCCAACCCGATAGCCTGCCATTGGGATTTCTTTTCCGAAGATGTTAGCGCGTTATTAAAGGTAACTAAGTTGTGCCGCCCTTGTATCTCATCAATATCAGCCTGAGTAAATGAGGTTACTGGCTTTGGAGTTGATGCTGGGTACTCATACCATTTTGTTTCATCTTGAGCACATTTAATACACTCGCTTGTGTAGTCACTCATTATTATGCTCCATGCTCAAAGAAAGAAACGCCAGCACTCGCACCGCCGCCGCCAGCATACGCGCCGCCAAAGTGGTTATAGGCTGTATAATCTCGATAAAACAAACCGCCATCATTAGCCCCGCTAGGCATTCTGCGCAAGTAGTATCTAATGGAAGTCGGAAGGCTGGTTATTTCGAAATATTTAGCACTATATTGAGATGTGATTAGTATTTTTTGGTCATCTAAGACATTAGGAAAAATGCGACCAAACGATACATAATCAGAGTCAACAGCCACGCTAGGGTCAGTGGTTAAGTTAATAACCGCATATAAAGCAAGCTCAGCCTCTGACGCGCCACTGGTGCGACCAAATGAAGCGGTAGAATCTATGGTGAATCTACCAAGCCCAAAGTTAAAGGTTCCGCCATCTGCCAGAATTTCAGCGTTTCCGCTCGTGGGTACAGCACCCGTAGCAAACTTAATAAGCATAGGCGTTGCCGTATCTACTGGAAACTGATCAGCGTAGAGCTGCTGACTGGTCAATAATGGGGTTGTGGCATCGCTTAACAGCGCAGGAACAGACCAAGGATTTCCCGTCGATGTGGCCATAGTTGGGCCAAAGCGAGAGTACAAACGGCCAATGCTGGTGTTGGTGCTGTCTTGGTTTGATGTAACCCACACATCGATTTTGAAACCCGTTGTGTCTGGTTCATTGCGCATGTCAATATCAAAGGTGTAAAAAATACCAGCGCCCGCATCCGGTATAAAGTCAGGAGCAAAACCATTAATATCTGATGCGGTGGCATCTGGAATAACCGCACTAGCAAATTTTCGATCTTGCCAGATGTTGAAGTTGTCGAAGTCTGCATATTCAACACCAAGGACAATTGGCGCAGTACCTTTGATAGCAACAAAAATAAAACCATCATTGGTATCATTTACGCGAACATTACAGCCAGCGCCCTCGGTCAGGTCGTAAATCTTTGCGCCGCCGTCATCATTAATCTGTATCTGATAGCC